ACCATTCTAAGTTTTTAATATTATTGTTTAATTTATTGCCGTCTTTATGATTAACGGTTTTTAAATTTAATGGATTTTTTTTAAAAGTCATGCATATTAATCTATGCAAGGAATACATATGTCTTTTATTATTTTTACTTAATAAAACTTTTTTATAACCTCTAGTAATCTGGCATTTTAATATCTTTCCCTTAGAGCCACTTCTTTTAATGGCTTTTACCATTCCAAATGGAGATGCTTTATATAAACCTTCATATCCTGGAATGTCTTTCCATCTAAGATTAATCATTTTTAATGCCTAATTCTTTTAAGCGCTTTGCTAATTCTAAGCTGCAAACTTGGTCGCTAAGATTCATTTAATTATCTCCAGGAATTTTTCTAATATGTGGCGAGAAATAGTAATTCTAATAGCATGCTGATCATCTTTGTCATGCACGAATGGTCTTTGGGTATGATCAATAACTAGGATGTTTTCATTGCCTCTATAGATTAATTCTTTCTGCATGACAGTTCCCTCATAAGTAAGTATGAGCTTATATTCAGTAATGTTCATTTGGGCGGTTCCGGGAGCGGCATCCAATGAGTTATTCTTTCATGAGTATCGTCATATGTTAATTGGATTCTAAACATATGCTCACCTTTACAATATTCCCCACGGTAAACGGCTTCTGTAATTATTTTATTATCTAAATAAACCAAAATAACTTGTTTGTATAAAGGCAATCTATCTTTAACACTGATCCATCCTTGGAACTGATTTTTCCTTCTTTTTTTTGATTCTTCTTGGAGAGGGGATATATCTATAATATCTCCCACCTCTAATTTTCTAAATTCTTCACTCATTTTGCAATTCTCCAATATCCCATAATAAACACAAAAAACGTGACAATAAGCCACGTTTCCTGTAGACATTCAACTACCATGTTTGGTGTTCCTGTTCTAGGTTATGCGCCCATTCCATCTGACGCTCAATCTTCATTTCGTCGAGCATGTCCTTTTGATTCTCTTCGACTTCACGCTGATGCCGGTGTTGATAAAATGACTCTAACGCATCGTCAGCATGGACAGAGATAGTGGTTAGGCAAAGGGCGATTAGTAATAGTTTTTTCATTGGTGACACTCCTATTTAGTTAAGTATGTAATGTTTTGGACAAGTTATTATGCTTTTACCAGCTCTATTATCACCAAAATAACATTGGTTGCCTTTTTCGTCTTCGTTATTTTGATCCATTGAAACAGGTTCACCGCAAAAATAACAATCATATTCTTTGTATATCGATTTGTGATGCATTGGGTTCGATTTACTCATTATTTTAACCTCAGTACGCGAGAAACTGACTCAACTTGGAATAGATTATAAATGTCGGGCTGTTTCAATTTCAAACTTTTAAGGTCGATACGTTCTGAAATCTGCGTTGTGCAGGTCATGAGGAGGCGACCTTGATAAATGAACTCGTCCTGATCCTTGAAATAACCTTCCTTTAACATTTCTTTGATAACGTTCTGTTCTTTCTCCAGCGCTTTAATTTGCTGGTCTAGCATGCGGTAACGCTCAACACTGGTGTAGATGTTCTCGGTGACATTGGGTAATACTTGGATACTGGTTTTCATAATTTTCCTTCCTTTGTTAATGTGTTATTACGTAACTGAGAATATCAGAGGTTTGATGTGTACGCAAGTGGATATGTGAATATATTTGCTATCTACGGAAATGATAGGTAAAATGATTATTATTTGTCCAATGAGGATTGTGGTATGCCAGGAATACCAGGGTATGAGCATAATGGTGGCGTGCAACCTACCGAACATATACCCACTGAAAAGAGTAGAGCGATAGTGGCGGGATATTGTTGCGCCGGATACAACCAAGAAGAAATAGCGGAGTTTATGGATATACATGTAAACACTCTTGCTAAGCATTATCGTTTTGAATTAAAAACGGCCAAGTCTAGCAAGATTAGACGCGTAGGATTGAAAGCCTATCGCTTGGCTATGAAGGGCGACACTAAAATGATTGAATTCATTTTGAAGACTCAAGGTAAATGGGCGGCAGCCAAGGCCCCTGAAGAAGACGAGAAAGATAAGAAGATGCAAACGCTAATGGAAAAGGTGATTGATAAACTATGATTACAATAGTAACGCTACACCGGGAAGATACTATACGTGAAGGAATAATGCTTACACGCTTAGAAAACAATGACTACATCACTGTTACATTCCGTTCGGATCATGCGTCATTAGAAGATTATCATATGGATGTGCCATTGATTGAGATTAAACGAGCAATCGAGAAGCTATCTATATGAAAACCCGCAAGATGCTAGTACGCGATGAGAATATCCCGAACTCATACATTGAGTTCCAACTCATGCCTAACGGCAAATCCATCAGTATCAACATAGAATCACAGGGGCAATTCGCCAGTGTGATGTGCGATCTCAAGCATTTTAAGCGGGCAGCAGATGAGATGATGTTATAATGGATGAAGAGCAAGAAGAACAATACCTAAGAAGTAATGGATGGTTTAAAACGTCCCAACAATTGTGGGCCGTTGAAGATTGTAATTATAATTGCTGTTTAGAGGTGGCAATTGACGTTCAAAGATTAAGGGATCAGAATAAAAATGGATGAAATATATAGCGCAATTATGATGCTTTGCTTAGCAAGCTTAAGCATCTGTTTAATTGTATTAATGATCTGTTTAATTCATTTGGTGTTTATCTAATGGATGAATCGAAACTCCAAACACTCCGCGATCTAAAACTATTCGCACCTAAATTCTTAATCATCAAATCAAAGGATGGCGCACCCAAACCATTCGTACTGAATCGCGCTCAAGAATACATACATCGCAGACTAGAAACACAACGAGAAGCAACCGGCAAGATTCGCGCTATCATCCTTAAAGGTCGACAACAAGGATGTAGCACATACATTCAAGCGAGATACTTTCATAAGGTGGTAACATCACGTGGTAAAAAGGCATTTATTCTTACGCACGATAAAGAAGCTACCAAAAACTTATTCACGATGGCTAACAGGTTCTACGATAATCTTGAGCCTGGTCTTGTTCCTGTTCCGGACACAGCTAATGCCAAAGAACTCTACTTTAGGCAATTTGATTCTGGATATAGTGTTGGTACTGCTGGCAATAAATCTGTGGGCAGGTCGCAGACTATACAGCTCTTTCACGGATCAGAAGTAGCATTCTGGGCATTCGCCGAAGATCATGCCAAGGGTATACTACAAGCTATTAGCTCTGAGCCTGGCACGGAGGTGATACTTGAAAGTACTGCTAATGGAATTGGTAACTATTTCCACCAACGCTGGGTTGCGGCCATGTCGGGCGCAAGTGAGTACCAAGCCATTTTTGTCCCCTGGTACTGGCAACCCGAATACACGCATGATTCACCAGGCTTTGCGCCCAATGAAGAAGAAGCCTATCTCTTATCTTTATATGGACAAGATGGGCTTACCGAAGCGCACCTAGCGTGGCGACGTATTAAAATTGCTGACCTCAGCAAAGATGCTGAAGCAGGCCTGGAACAATTTAAGCAAGAATACCCGTTCTCAGCGACTGAGGCTTTCCTTAATCCTGTCAAAAACACATTTATCAACGCTAAATACGTTACAGCCGCACGCAATAATCACTTCATTGAGGGCGTTGGTCCGCTTATCATTGGGGTGGATGTGGCTATATCAGATCATGATCGCACCGCTATTATCCGACGCCGGGGCCGATTGGCCTATGACCTTGAGAAATTGGGCAATCATAATACAATGGAGATATGCGGTAGACTAAAGCGCATCATTCTGGAAGAGAAGCCGCACAAGATATATGTAGACTGTATTGGCATTGGGGCCGGTGTGGTCGATAGAATGCACGAAATGGGCTATGACCTGGTCGAGGGGGTCAATGTGGCTCGATCTGCTAACGAAAAGGATAAGTTTCGCAATCTCAGGGCTGAGTTATGGTCGGAGCTTCGCGATTGGTTATGCCAAGAAATGCCAGTTAGTTTGCCTGATAGTGACGATTTACATGGCGAACTGTGCTCATTAGGGTTTAAATTCACGAGTAGTGGTCAATTACAGATAGAATCGAAGGATGATTTGCGGGCTAGAGGTATGCCAAGCCCCGATGGAGCCGATGCACTTTGTTTGACCATGTTTTCAGGGTTAGGGGGTGGATTTAATGCCGTGGAATACCCAAAACGTATTCCGGGTGAAGAAAGAATGTTTTCCTAGTACAATGGTTTAACTTTGAACGCAAGTAGGCAACCATGAGACCATACAAAGACCCGGAATTGTGCAGCACAATACGCGATCGTATCGATAAATGGGATAAGTACTGGACGATTAATCGCTCACTCTATTATGAATGGGTCGATTTCATCATGGGTGACCAATGGCGTGAGGACGAATCGAAGTTATTCGAGCGCTATAACAAGATCCCGTTGAGCTTTAATAAGCTGGGCGTGCTGATGAATCATTTATTAGGCGACCAAATGGCGAATACGCCTAATCTGCAAATCCTTCCTGATCAAAATGTACCCGTTAAGACTGCCGAAGTTAGAGCAGCGCTCATTAAGCAGATCAGTTTAAATAGCGATGCTAAAACCATTTATCAAACGGCCTTTGGCCAAGCTATTGTTGGCGGATATGGCGCTTATAGGGTTGCAACTGACTATTTAGATTCGATGTCATTCGATCAAGAAATCAAAATGTATGCATTTGAAGACCCGAATCGATGTTATTGGGACATATCAGCAACAACGAGGTGTAAAACAGATGGAATGTGGGCAGGCTTCCGAACACGCATATCTCGTAAGAAGTTTAAAGGGCAATATGGGCGTGACATTGAAGCTAATATTGGCTCATCCAGCATTACTGAAGACAGTACCTTGGCCTTTGCTGATGATGATTCCATTACGGAAGTGGATGACTTTGAGCGAATCGGTAAAAAAACGATGATTTACAAGCTATCCGATGATAGGAGTAGCGTTGTTGATGCTGAGGAATTCAATCAGCTTGAGAAAATCAAGATTGATGATATGAAAGTGATCATGTTCAATGGTCAGCCTGTTACCGTGCTTGAGAAGCGCGAGGTGGTTAAGTATACGATTAAGCATCGCAAGATTGCTGGTGATTGGGTCTTGGATGAAACAGAGTTTCCTAGCGAGCAATTACCTATCGTATTTGTGGATCAGAAGAGTTATTACACGAAACAAGGTCAGCAAATTACGCGTTCTTTCTTTAAAGACGTTAAAGATGCTCAAAAGTATCTGAACTATTTAGCAACGCAATCCGCATACATTCTTAAAGTCAGTCGGTTTGATCAGTATATCGCCCCACGAAAATGCGTGACTGCACCCGACACGGCCCAAGCGTGGCGAGATCCCTCGATCGTTCGTGGAGCTATTATTTACGATGAAACCCCGAGCGGTGCTAAACCTGAACAGGTTAAACCACCGGAATTATCGGTATCTCTCACGCAGCAATATGAACGTACATTGATGGATCTTCAATCAGGTACAGGTATGTACAATGCGCAGATGGGTGATCAGGGTAATGAAATCAGTGGAGATGCTATTGATGTTAGAAAGCGTGCTGGTACGACAAATACGCGTGTGCCATTTAACTCGATTGATAACGCTATTACCGTAGGTGGGGAAATCATTAATGAGATGATACCGAAAGTATATGATACGGAACGCCTATTAATGCTCGCAATGCCGGATTCTGAGAGTCAGCCGGTTCAAATCAATAAATCGGATGAATACGGATTGCAGACTGAGAACGATATGACAACTGGAAGATATAAGATTCGTCTCAAGTCTGGCCCAAGTTATGAAGGACAGAAGGCGGAGGCATTGCAATCGCTGCAATTAGTACTGCAAGCCGATAGAGCGGGCCAGGTATTCCCGATGATTGCTGATCTCTATGTTGAAAACTTACCATTGGATAACAATATTGAATTGCGCAATCGCTTACGCACATTAGTCCCGCCCGAGATTATCGAAGCGGGTAAGACTGGCAAGCCATTGCCACCCAAACAGCCGCAGGTTGATCCAATGATTCAGCTTAAGCAGCAAGAATTGCAACAGAAGATGCAAATGGCGCAACAAGAAGGGCAACTCAAGATGCAAGAACTGGAATTGAAGAAACAGGAATTGCAGCGTAAGGCATTAGAGACACATCAAGATATGTCGATGCAGTTTGCTAAGCTTGAAGCCGAGAAAGAAGAAGCGGCGGCACAACTACAAGAAGTCATGTTGCGTTATGAAGCTGAGGCACAACGTGTTAATGCTGATCTCCATATGAATCATAGCCAGAATCTAATCAAGCTATTGACGCATAGTGGTCAGATTTTCCACGAAAAAGAAATGCAGCATCATCAATTGAAACATGAAGCCAAACATCAACCAAGAACCCAACCATAGGAAGAGTATGTCAAATTTGAGTAATGTAGATGGATTGCTGGCCCAGGTCGCCAGTGAGAATAGTCAAGCGCCAGTACAGGCGATACCGCAGGTCAGCAGTATTGCGCCAATAGATGCGCCAATAGCAACAAAACCACCTGAATCGTTGGCATCTGAGCAACCAATAGTAACGGAAACTTCGGATAACTCCGCAATAACTCCGCCCGACTCCGCAATAACTCCGCCGGAAACTGACAACAAAGTGGCAATACCTGAAGAGAGCCCCATTGATGAGTATGGCAATCCCATTGAAAAGCCCAAAATGTATACAGAAGAGGAATTGCAACAACGTATTCGTGAGCGTTTAGCACGCGGTCGATATGCTGAGGCGCCTCCTCCGCAGCAAGTGCAGCAAGCAGCTAAGGATTTTACGCCCGATCCTAACTCTGATGAGTCTTGGGAGACGCAACTCGAAGCATTTGTCGAGAAAACCATTGATAAACGACAGGCAAAGCTGTCTGAACAGCAATGGAAGCAGCAAGAAGCGGCGCGCCAAGCTGAATTTGAGGAAAAATTCACGACAGGGATGTCTAAATACCAAGATTTCTCGCAAGTTGTAGCGGGAAAGGACATCACTAACGAGATTATGTTAGCGGCTCGTGCCTTGGATAACCCAGCAGCCTTCATTTATGGTGCTAGCAAACTACATCCACAAGAATTAACGCGAATTGCGCAGATTAAAGACCCTTATGCTCAAGCGGCAGAAGTTGGCAGACTGCATGAACGTATGGTTAAGGCCAAGAATACAGCGAGCAAGGCTGGTCGGCCCTTAGAGGTGACCAAAGGTGATATGCCAGCGGTTAAGAATACGGACAGACCTGGCATTGATGTGCTGATTCGCCAGCATGAGCAACAGAAGTTTAGGAGAAAATAGGCATGGGGTATCATTTGGAAAATATGATTAATCATGCTTATGATGGGATAGAGAACTGCCAGGAACGAATCGATAAACTGGAGAAATTATATACAAATCTGGCTCGTTGTCTGAATGAAATTCCTTTGATATTGCAAGATGCTCAAGAGGCCAGAGATTTATTTCGTAATACGCTGCATGACTTGCAAATCATGGAGCGAAAGAGAGATCATAGTGCTAATACTGAATAGGAGAGATTGACATGCCGATACCTGGAGACAATGGAAATCCTGCACAGGAAAAGAAAGCGCAGGAAAATAGGATCACAGAAGTAGCGAACAAAGATGCATGCGTTCAAAAGGAAGTGAAGCTTAATCCGCCAGAATCTAAATACTCATGTATTTTTGGAGAAATCTAATGGCTAACAAGAATGAAAGAGACAATGAATGTTGTTACGAAGGCATGGCCAATGAAGGAAAGGAAGGCGGTCAAAGCATTACTAAAATTGACAATAGCATCCATTCTAAGATTTGGGATGAGCCTTACGAAAACAAATATGAAGCCAGCAAATGGAACTCAAATGGGTTTAACCAATCCGGAATGAAGGGGAAGTAACATGAAAGAAGATGCTGAATTAGAGAATATGAAACGCGAAAGATCAGAGCGGCCCGCGCAGGAATATGAAGAAAATGAATCAAAACGTCTGACTTCAAAGATTCATAAAAGACTTGATGATACTTATAATCCTTTACCTGCTGAAGTTCGCGCTCAGGCGCCAAGACATAGAGAGTATCGCTAGATGAACTACTACGATGCAACCAAAGTAGCTTATGAGACCGGACCAAAAGAGACGCCATTGCCAGTGAAAAGCAAGAACGCTCAATTCCCTGGCAATAAGATGCCGCAGGGGAATAAGACGAGCAACGGCAAGGAGTATGTTGAGCGAGAATATCCGGCTAATCCTGTCAAGCGTGGTGGTCGGTTTGAGGAATATCGATGAGCTATGGCCGCAGAATATCGAATCCGTCTGGTTTGACCATGGAAAAGCAACGTGGGCCTGCATATATTATGGGAAAAAAGGAGAAAGAGATGCCATTAAAGAAAGGTAAAAGCAAAGCTGATATTTCATCCAATATTCGTACGGAAATGGCTGCTGGCAAACCACAACGTCAGAGCGTAGCGATTGCAATGTCTGAGGCTGGAAAGTCTAAAAAGCCCATGTCCCACGTCTCAAAGACCAAGATTGAATCTCATGCGAAGCGTGTAAAGCGCAAATGAGATTACTTGCTATTTAGCTAGTTTAAGCGCGTAATAGAGTTACCCCCCGCCCCTTCCTTCTTTGGAAAAAAACGCCCATGTCTACTAATTCAATTGATCACAACTGCGATTGTTGTCCTGGTCCAATGGGTCCGCAAGGCCCTCAAGGTTCACAGGGTCCACAAGGTGTTTCCGGGATGGATGGTGCTACCGGAGTTAATGGGTTTCCTGGCCAGCAAGGTATCCAAGGTCCAATGGGGCCGGCTGGATTACAAGGACCTCAAGGCTCGCAAGGTACGGTGGGTCCTTCCGGCCAACAAGGTCCTTTAGGCCCCCAGGGTCCATCCGGAAGTGATGGATTACCGGGCCTTCCAGGTCAAAATGGTAATGATGGCGCATCAGGAAAACAAGGTCCAATGGGTTCGCAAGGTCCAAAAGGTGACCAAGGACCACAGGGAGTACCAGGTGATTGTGTCGAATGTCCGTGCGATTGTGAAGCTGGCGAATTTGCCGAAGCTTATTCTCAATTAGTACAGGAACTTTCATCATCGCCAGGTTCTAATATGCCGGGTGGCGTTGTAAAGCTTGAAACAACTATTATTGCTACCGCAAATATTGACACCTCTCAAGCTGCAACATTAGGTCAATTTAAGGTTAATAAAGCTGGCTGGTATGATGTGGCTGCAGGTATGACGGGAACGCTTAATCCTATCCCGGCACCATTGCCCGTTTGGACGCTGAGTTTATTCTTAAATGGTGCAATTGTTCCTGGCTCTACATTCAGCAATGTACCTTTATCTCCAGCGCAAGCATCCAACGAAATCACCGCTGACACATATGTTTACTTCAATATGGGTGATATCTTGACATTGGCTAATACAAGTACCGCGCCAGTATTTTTATCGGCGCCTACCCTTGGTACTAATGCGCAGACCAATAGTGCCTACCTTAAGATTCAATTATTAAGGTCTGGGGCTAAGTAATATTAAAATGCTCATAGAAGGGCTTGTCCGGCTTGCTGGGCTTGTCCTTCGGTTCCAATGTAATGCGCTGGATTTGCTCATTATCGTCCACCATCACATTCGTAAGCATTAATTCGCCTTTCTGCATTCTGCCCATCATTTTGTTAAAGTCCTGCTTTTGCTGCCAGGATAAGCTATTCCAGAATATTTTGGCCTGTTTGGAGTTCATTTTGGGGCTAGCGGGTTGCATTATTCATATTCCTTTTCTTGCTCTGCATTGTAATTTGGTTTTACTTCTAGTTTTCTGAAATTTTCACTTAATTTTTCGTAATGTTGTACGTGTTCATCTCCAAAATAATCTATTAGAACAAAACCAGCATGGTCATATCCATATTTTACGCCTTGCATAAAAATAAGCTTTTCTTCTTCTGATTTAAAGCCAATGAGAAATTCCCCATCTAAAATATGTGTATGGTTTTCATAAAATTCATTTAATAGATCTTTGACATCGATGTTTTCTATTAAATTCGTGCAATCGTCACATGTAATATTTAATTCGCAGGAGTTAATATCGAATTTTTTACTACATTCGAAGCATTCGACTATGGCAGTAACTTCTATCATTTATACTCCTCGCACTCTGCTTTCAATAAACTTATCCAAATCCTCTTTCTTATAGGCTACGGTTCGCCCCACCTTATAAAACTTTAGGGGATATCGTTTAGTAGACGCCCATATTTCCATGGTGCGTACACTGACATATAAATAATCAGCAGCTTCCTTTCTTGTTAACAAGTTCTTTAAGGGTGATTCTATTGTCATACCGTAGATTACCGTAGTTAAGAGAAGTGGAGTATATCATAAAGTTCTATAATATTTCACTTCTTTATGGTTCCCTCTAGCGCCCGTCGGCGCTTTACGCTTCTTTATCCCACGATTCCCGAAACGGGACAAAATGGGAATCGCGGGAAAAAGTGAAAAAGTGAAATTTCTTGTCACTTTCTCACTTTTGTACAAAATAATAAGGAAAACAACCCCATACCTTATATTGTCCTCTTTCCTTGACAAGAAATGTCACAATGTGACAAGAAATGTCACACTTGCTAGTTCGCACAAAATGAGTGCATAATTAGTTCAATTGGTGTGTATGTTTTGGGGATGTCCGCCTATCCCGCAAAGGCGTGTAATTTAGTCTCCCGCTTAGACAATGCAATAAAGACCGCCCACGGGGCATTATTTAACCATTGTCAGGAGAGACTACTATGTCTTTTTCAGGTAATACGTTTCAAACTACAAATTATATTCTCGATGAAACTTTTATCAGGTTCATCAACTATCTAAATTTCGCTAAAGTCGCAAACCGTAACCTTGAAGGTGACTTCAAAGGTCTGAAATACGCAACTGGCCAAACCATTAACTATCGTTTAGAAGAAAGATATTTGGGTGGATTGGGTGCAACGGCAACATCTGAAGCTCGCGTTCAGGTTGTTAGACCGCTTACGATTAGCACACAATTCCATACCATGGTCGAATTCTCAGGTTTCGAACTGACATTCGATCGCGCGCGTGATCAACCGTACTTAGATATGATGTTGAACCCACGTGCTAAACGATTAGCGAACCTGGTTGAATCCTTTATTGCGACAACCAATTTCCAAACGCAAGTATATCAATACACGGGTACACCAGGCGTTCCCATTGACCAATCGACGGTATTTAATACTGATGCGTATATGACGCAGTTAGGTATTCCAGAAGATGGAAACCGTTATTGGGCGAATAATCCGGCAGTATCTGCTGTATTGACTAATGCATTGTACAATGTGTTCAACATGACGGTGAACCGCGGAGCGTTACTCGACGGCTTTATTGGTCACTTATCCGGATTTGATTTCTTCAAGACTAATTTCTTGATTAGGCAGATTGCGGGTACTCCAGGGGCTACAGGTGGCACACCTCCAACAGGGTTTGTGGCGGCTGGTCAAGTCACTGGCGGTCCTGTAACGGGTGGCAATACGCTTACATTAAGCGGCTTGTCAACCACACCAGGTCAAGTGCTATTTAATGCCGGGGATCTTCTCACGCTTGACATAGCGGCTGGTGTGTTCATGGTTAATCCATTGACCTATCAATCTTTGTCACAAACAGCGCAATTTGTAGTGGCTAAACAGGTAATAGCGGGCGGAACAGGTACTGAAACAATTACTGTTAATCCAACTATTGTCATTAGTGGTGCGCGTCAAAACATATCGGCAGCCATTCCGAATGGTACGCGGGTATATTTGGCGACCACTCACAACGTTTCGATGGCTTTCCATAATCAAGCTATCGTATTTGCGGCACCCCCAATCAAGGAATTGAAAGGTGGTGTTGAGGCTGTCACATCTTATAGCGACCTCTACAAGATGGCGATGACCTATTCTCTGGGTGCGGATATTCGTAATTATGTTCAATTAGATCGTATTGACATAATCGCGGGTGTTGCAATTAACCCTGAGTTCGCAGTTGTTGTAATGTCTTAATGGCGTTAGGCGGCCAATCTCTACAGTTGGCCGCTTTTTTTAAGGATGGATTATGGGTCAAGATAAAAAATCACCAAAGTCTGATCAAGCATTTTATTTAGGTCAATGGGTTGATAAGAAGACTTTCCGGGCTTTTGTTTATGATAATCAAGGTAATGAGAAATTAGCCGATTCTTATGCTGAATTTGAATCTTTGACGACAAGTGGCATTTGGTATGCGTCAAAGCCTGATGTTTCCGAAAAAATAAGGAAACCGAAAGATGTTGCCTTATCAGACAGTAAATGATTTTGTTCAAGATGCTTACCAATTAATTAGCGCTAGCAGCCCAACGGTACCATTACACGGTAATGATATGTTGAAAGGCGTTCAATTCTTAAATGAATTGATTCAAGATTATAGCAGTAGTTCATTAATGCTAACGATTGCTAAGAAAATAGAATTAACTGCTCAGATAGGCCAATTATTCGTGACATTTGCTGATGCTGGATTTGTTCCGCCGACCAGTTGGGCAACTGATCCTCGTTATGGAACGACACTGCCAAGCTATTCAGGTGGTCGTTTAACCAATTTAGAGCGTGCGTGGCTATCTTCAGATGGTGTTGATTATCCGCTAATTGATGAAGATAGAGGGGTTTTCTTTGGGTCATATAAATACTTTCCACAAATAGGGTTGCCACGATTTGCCATCATTACAAATGATTTAGATTATACGACCATGCAAATTTATCCTGGTCCTTCTCAACAATATCAATTGTTTGTTTATGGTAAATTTGCACTGCCGCTGATATTGGAAGGTGGCACGCTAGATACATTGCCACTTTATTATAAAAGATATTTAAAATTCGCTTTAGCAAGGGATTTAGCCTATTACAAGGGTAGATCGAAGGCATGGGATAGTAAACTTGAAGCCATGTATGAAGAAGCTAAGGACAATATGGAGTCAGTGAGCACAACAGATTTAGTCATTGATAGTGGAAATGAGAGCTATTTAAATGGTTCATGGCGACTTAGAGCGGGGATTTAGAAAATGTCAGCATCCCGTGAGATGGAAATGCCTGATGGCGAGTTTGATACAAGGCCTTTGCCCGTTATTGGGCCTTATAACGTCCAGCGTTTTAAGCAATTCTCCCCTGAAGATGCGGCCAATTGGTATATAACGCCTGCTGATAATGCTAAGCGTCCATTTTCCATGTATCCCGCGATGGGACGCGCTCATGTTAACTATCTGGGCAACAATGTTCTTGTATTTCCTGCTGAGCCTCGCGGACACTTTAAAAGCATTAATTACGAATATGAAGTAGTGGGTAATGCGGTTTATCGTATTGATACCCAATATAATCAAGTTGTGATCGGATCATTGCAATCAACGGCTGGTAATGTATTTTTCGCTTATTTAGTAGTGAATACCATTGTATTTGCGTGTTTTGTTGATTCGCAGAAGATTTACGTTTACCAGGAAGATACGGGGACTTTTTCAGTCATTACTGATCCGAATGCGCCTGGTAATGTTACGACGACAAATTCTGCTGGCGTCATAAGTGTTACGAAACCTGGTTACATTGCGGCATTTGGTAATCGTATTACAGTTTCTGTTGCGAATAGTTCGCAGTTTTTTTTGTCTGAGATTAATTTGTTGACGCCTAGCAGTGATGCAGGTGTTGCTGCGGTATTTAATCCTGCATTGGCCTTTACGGTTGGCTCAGTTACGGGCAGTAAACCTGTTACGGGTGCGGCTGTATTTGCTCAGGAAGACGGCATGATTGGTCAGATGGGCGTACTGAATAACACGCTTTACATATTCTGTGATTTTGTAACAGGGGTATGGTCTAACATTGTAACGACGTTGCCTAATGGCGTTACTTTCCCATGGAAAAAGAGTTCAACTTATAACTGGAACTTTGGTATTGCTGATGCTTTATCACTGGACATTGATTTCGGCATATTAGTGTTTTTGGCGCAGAATAGTGATGGTTTGCTGCAATTTATGATTAGCTTTGGTGGGCAGCCCGAGAAGATAAGCACAAAGGCCGTTGATGTTTTACTACAGAATTATTCCAATATGTTTGGCAATCAAAGCCCATTTTTATCAGGTAATGCTTTGGGCTTTCTGTATCAATATGAGAATACTATTTTTTATCGAGTATCAGGCGGTGTTTACACAGGTACTGGATTATTGGATCAGGAATTAAACGCAAATAGTATTGAATACAATTTTGAAGTTAAGGACTGGAATCGTATTATTGAATTAAATGGCGAGCGTAATCGCATTCAGCGTCATATATTTTTTAACAATAAGCATCTAGTTACGCTTTATGGTGAAGGTACCATTTACGAGATGTCGGGTCAGTTTTATACGAATGAAATAAGAAATCCATTGCAGCCTGATTTTAATATGCCAGATTCTTATTTAGCATATCCCATGCGTTATGAGCGGGTTATGCCGATCATATCTGAAAAGAATTATGCAGAGTTTGAAACAAACTATGTCGAGATTGATTTCGTATTTGGTGATAGCAATATTAGATTCTCGACTGCGCCCTATCAGAATACGACATTTATTATCAGTGAAGATGGAAAGTACATAATAACGGAAAATTCAGATCCTGCTGATCCCACCTTTATGATTAAAGAAGGGACCAATACGCAATCATTAAGTGATCTTACTTATAATGCGTTATACAAGCCAAATGTGGGGCTTTATTATTCTGATGATGGTGGCATCTCATTTGAATTTGCGGATGAGCTTGAATTTAGTCAGGCTGGATTTTATCAATGGCGTATGCGTTGGTATCAATTGGGTCCTTCTCGTAATCGAGTTTACAAATTAGTAGCCGTTAGTCCTGTCCCTATTGTTGTATTGGGAGGAGTTATGATGGTGAGGAGGGTTAGTGGCGGCGCCAATTGATCTTCCAAACGTAGATCCATCGGTTGGTATTAAGAAAATCAAGGATAGTATTGCGACGCCAGAGCATATTTATATATTGGAAGAAGAATTCTTTCAGTGGCTCTCGACGACGGTAGATGTATTAAACCAGGATATTGATATATTGCAGAATGCCTTTAACTTTTTGATTACTGCTCAAAGTGTAGATATTGGTGGTGGCGGGGTTGGACCTATTGCTATTTCGGTTCCAGGGTTGACAATAAATGGCTATGTGGTTGTCAATCTATTGTCATCGAGCAATCCAGTAACTATTACGGCCGTAACACCTGGAGTTAATCAATTTACGGTGACTTTTAGTGCAGACCCTGGCGCATCTGCTATCATTAAATACGTAGCTTATACGGCTAAACCTTAGGAGATAGGGTATGAATATGTTATGGAGCTTTTTACATCCCGAGGATGCTTATGATAATGCG